TAAACAATTATACAGCAGACAAAGATTCCAGAGCTGAATGGGAGTCAATGTTTGAAAGAGGATTTGATTTATTAGGATTAAAGATAGAAGATGCAAGTGAACCTTTTGAAGGTGCATGTACTGCTGTCCATCCTATGTTAATAGAATCAGCAGTTAAGTTTCAATCAAAAGCTATACAGGAAATGTTTCCAAGTAGTGGTCCTGTTAAAACACAGATATTAGGTAAGTCAACTCCTGAAAGAGAACTACAATCTAATAGAGTTAAAAACTTTATGAACTATCAAGTAACAGAGCAGATGCCTGAATACTTTGATGAGTTTGAAAGAATGTTATTTCATCTACCACTTATAGGTTCAGCATTTAAAAAAGTTTATTATGATGCTAACTTAAAAAGACCAGTATCTGAATTTGTTCCTATAGACCAATTTTATGTTTCATACTATGCTTCAAATTTACGTAAAGCAGATAGATACACACATGTTATTTATAGAAGTCCTGTAGACTTAGCTAGAGATATGCGTTCAGGTATCTATGATGATGTAGAGTTACCTGAAGCTACTAATCCTAATCCTACATCTTTCTCAGAAAAGATGGATACAATATTAGGATTATCTCCTACAGAAAGTAGTGACCCACAATATACATTATTAGAACAACATTGTTATCTTGAGATAGAAGAGGACTATGCTCTTCCTTACATTGTTACTGTGGAAGAGCAATCTAGAATAGTTTTAAGTATTAGAAGAAACTATAAGAAAGATGATAAACAACAACAAAAGATTTCCCATTTTGTCCACTACAGATTTGTTCCTGGATTTGGATTTTATGGGTTTGGCTTGATGCACTTCTTAGGCAATCTTACAATGACTGCAACAGCAGCTATGAGAAGTCTAGTAGACGCAGGTCAATTTGCAAACTTACCAGGAGGATTCAAAGCAAAAGGTGTACGACTTGTTGGTGATAATGAACCAATAAGTCCTGGTGAATTTAAAGAGATAGAAGCAACTGGAGTAGATTTGAACAAGGCAATTATCCCTCTCCCCTATAAAGAGCCTTCCTCTACTCTATTTCAGATGTTAAGTTTCATAACAGCAACAGGTCAGAAATTTGCTGATAGCACAGAACAAATTGTTTCTGATGCATCATCTTATGGACCTGTTGGTACTACTATGGCTTTATTGGAAGCTTCAAGTAAATTCTTTTCAGCTATACACAAGAGATTACACAAATCCCAAAGGGAAGAGTTTAAAATTCTTGCACGTATAGATTATGAGTATTTACCTATGGAGTATCCATATGAAGTTCCTTATGCTGAACAAAGTGTATTTAAACAGGACTTTGATGGAAGGGTTGATGTAATCCCTGTCAGCGACCCTAACATTCCTTCTAATGCACACAGAATGATGATTAGCCAAATGGCTCTCCAAATGGCACAGCAATCACCTCCTGGTATGTTTAATATAGAAGCATTAAATAGAACAATATTAACTGCTGCTAACTTACCTAATATAGAAGAGATACTTCCACCTAAACAAGAACCACAACAGATGGACCCAGTATCAGATATTATGGCAGCAACAAAAGGTATTCCAATAAAAGCATTTGAAGGTCAGAACCATGATGCTCACATACAAACAAAGATGTCTTATTTACAAGACCCACAAAATGGTGCTAATCCTATAATGGCTAGAGTTAAACCAATACTTGAATCTAATATACAAGAACATTCAGTTATGAAATATCAAGAACAAGTTAATGGTATTACTAGAATGGGATTACAACAGTTACCACCAGAGCAAGCACAACAACCTAATATAGCAGAGATGGCTATGGCAGAAGCTGCTAAACAAGTATTAAATGCTAATCAAGCTATGGGTCAAGCTCAATCACCTGAACAACAATTAGTTGCATTAAAACAAGCTGAAGTAGGATTAAAAGAAAAAGAATTAAAAATGGAAGAAGCTAAACTAAATGTTGAATCTTCATTAGATGCTCAGAAGCTACAACTAGAAGAAGCTAAGTTAATGAAAGATGCAGGAGTTGCAGGTCAAAATGCTATGATGAAAAAAGAAAAAGGTGACCTTGATAGACAAAGTAAAGAAACAATGAAACTATTAGATTTATTAGCTAAGTCAGAAATTGCAGAACAAAAAACTCAAATTGATTTAGAAAAAATTAGAACTCAATCTTTAGAAAAAGTTGCTAATATGGATAGTCTAGATGAAACACAAAGAAGTATGAAGTTATTAGATGTAATGTCTAAAGCAATACTTCAAGATGCAAAGAACGACTAGGGATTTTAATTGTCTATCGACTGCCCTAGCAGACAAGCCAAGACGATAGATATAATTTTTTAAGGAGAATAAATTATGGCGAATACAACTTTTAATGGACCAGTCAGAGCTGAGAATGGCTTTATTGGTGTTACAAAAGATTCAAGTACAGGAGCAATAACAGAAAATATTACGTTTGGTAATAAAGGTGAAGTTGCTACACCAGTAGTATTAGCAGATGGTGACATTACTATAGTAAATACAACTCATGGTGGTAGAGTAAATATTGTTCCAGATGGTGGACAAGATAATACTTATACACTTCCTGCACCAGAAGCAGGTGTAGCTTATAAATTTGTTTATGGTGGTGGTGCTGCTGATGCAACTGATGCAATATTCATAACACCAGGAAACTCTAATTTTTACAAAGGTAATATTACACATTTAGATACTAATGCTGATAATGTTGTTGTATATCCAAATGGAAGTTCAAATAGTAGTTTACAGTTAAATGTACCTGGAGCTTTTGAAGTTACTTTCTTAGGTTTAGATAGTACAAACTATCAAGTATTTGGTAATGTAACATCATTAACTGCCCCTGAATTTGCAGACCAGTAATAATTAATTTATACTGGGTGGTAATTAAACTGCCCAGTATTTTTTTAGGAGAATAAAAATATGTGGAAACAACCAATTATAAAAGAAATTAGTGTAGGCTTAGAAATAAATTGTTATGCGTGTGCTGAACTGTAATGGAAGTATCTAATGAAGCTCTTCGTAAATTTGACGAGGAGCTTAACTTATTAAGAATTAATTTAGCAAATGGACAAGCAGATTCATTCGCTAATTATAAGCAACTCGTAGGTCGTATACAAGGAATTGAATGGTCTATTGAGGTTATTAAAACTATAACAAAAAAAATGTATGAAGGAGAAGAAGAATAATGCAACAAGTAAACATGGGAAAAGTTATTAAAAATGATGCTTGGCTTTCAAAAGAAGAACAAGCTAATCCAGATGTTCTACCAGAACTTCCAGGATTTCATGTTTTAGTAAGACCTGTTTCAATTAAACAAAAAACTAAAGGAGGTATTTTGTTACCAGACTCTACAAGAGATGATATGGCTTATCTTACAACAGTAGGAGAAGTTGTAGCATTAGGTGATTTAGCTTATAATGATAAAGATAAATTTCCTAAAGGAGCTTGGTGTAAGAAAGGTGATTATGTTTGTTATGGCAAACATGCAGGTCAAAAGATAAAGTATAAAGGTTTAAAGTTTATACTATTATTTGATGACCAAGTGATAATGAAGGTAGAAAGTCCTAAGACTTTAGACCCTACCTTTAATTTATCTAAACATAGTGTGTAATAGTACTTGCATACTTTAAAATAATATAGTATAATAATAAGTATAACGTAACTCGTATGTCTCGTTAGCAACGAAAAGGAATAAACAATGCAAGAAGAATCTTGGAATGAAGTTAAAACAGAAGAACCAGAAAAAGAAAAAGTAGAATATGAAGTAGAAAAAGAAGAACCTAAAAAAGTAGAACCTGAAGTTAAAAAAGAAGAGCCAAAAGAACTTCAAGGTATTGAAACTAAAGGTGCAGAAAAAAGAATAAGACAATTAATTAAACAAAGAAAAGAAAAAGAAGAACAAGTATCTAATTTAATTAGACAAAATGAAGAGTTAAATTCTAGATTAAATAATACACAAAGAGAATTTACAAATATAAGTAAATTAAATTTAGATGCAACTGAAAATCAATTAAAAGATAAGTTAGAATTAGCAAGAGGTGCTTATCAAGCAGCACACGAAGAAGGTGATAGTTCTAAAATATTAAAGGCTCAAGAGTTTCTTAATGATGCACAGAATGATTTAAAATCAGTTGGTGCAACAAAGATGCAGTTTAGAGAACCAGAGGTTCAAGCACCACAACAACAAGTGCAACAACCTCATTATCAACCACAACCAACTCCAGACCCAAAGGCACAAAGTTGGGCAGAAAAAAATGATTGGTTTGGTGAAGATAAAATAAGAACTGCTGCTGCTCTAGCAATAGATGCAGATTTAAAAGAAGAAGGATTTAATCCTACTGATGATGATTATTATTCAGAAGTAGATAATAGATTAAAAGAAGCTTTTCCTCATAGATATAAAGAAAAAGCTGAAGAGGTTGAAGAAGTTCGTAAGCAGGAAACGTCACCTGCTCAAGTGGTTGCAGGAGGTACACGTAGCACTCCTAGTTCTAAGAATAAAGTTAAGCTTTCAAAAGAAGATGTAAGATTAGCTAACAAATGGAATATACCCCTTGAACAGTATGCTCAAGAAAAACTTAAAGCAACAAGTGCTGATGGTGAGTATACAACAATAAATATGCAACGTGGAGGTAAATAATGACAACACGAATCAATACACGTAGTTCACAACTTAGAGAAAATAATACTAACGAAGAAATGACTTATCAGTTTGAAGAACAAGATAATTTATATATACCAGATGCAGTAAGAAATCGTTTCAATAGCGAAGGAATGACTCTTGGATGGTTAAGAATAACTCTTAAAGGTCAAGATGATTTTAAATATATTGGTAAAAAAATGCAAGAAGGTTGGCAATTTGTTGATATTAAAGAAGTACCTGAATTAGAACAAACATCACTCGTGAAGATGAATGGAAGATACTCTGGAGCAGTCACTCGTGGAGACATTGCGTTAGGTAAAATACCTACCAAGTTATTCCAAAGTAGAAGTGAGTTTTACAGAAATAAATCTGACCAGTTAATGGATGCAGTTAATAGTCAATTAATGAGAGGAAATAATTCTAGTATGCCCATTTCTAATTCAAGTAAATCAACAGTAACAAAAGGTAGACAACCTACTTTTCAGAAGTAAATCTTTTGTTGCTTTTATTAACAATAAAGGAGATTAGACTATGGCAGAAAATAATGCCCCAAGAGGATTAGTCCTCGCTAAGAAAAATGGTGATGGTTCTAACTCTACTGGTATACGAACTATTGATGTAAATGTTAGTCCAAAAGTAGCCTCTGCGTTAATACCTGATGATATTTTTACAGGAGACCCTATTACTGTACAATCATTAGGTAGTATTAAACCTACAGGAGCAGGAGCCAATGCAAAAAGTATTGGTGTGTTTCAAGGTTGTAGCTTTGTAGATGCAAATGGTAACCAACAATTCAAAAGAAGTTATACAGGTGGAGTAACTGCAACTGATGTAAAAATTCATGTAGCAGCAGACCCTAGCCAAACATATTTTATACAAGCAGATGCTACAGTTACAGCATCAGCAGGTTTTGGAGCTGCTCCAGTAAATGGATTATTAATCGCAGGAACTGGTGTAACAAAAACAGGCATGAGTGGTTATACACTAGATGCTTCTGGACCTGTGGTAGCACAAAGTCAAGTGAGAGTTATACGTAGAGCACCTTGGGATACAGGTACTGGAACATCAGCAGGTGTGACAGATGCTTACCCTTGGTATGAAGTGTATTTAAATAATCACTATGACAGATTTCAATCAACAACTGTATCATCATCATAAGGAGAATAAATTATGGCTATAAATAGAGCTGCGATAAGCAAAGAACTCCTTCCTGGACTAAATGCAGTATTTGGGATTGAGTATGGAGAAGTTAATAATGAGCATGAACCACTATATGAAATAGAAAATTCAGATAGGTCTTTTGAAGAGGAAGTCCTCTTTACAGGATTTGGTACTGCTCCAACTAAAAATGAAGGAGCTGCTGTTGTTTATGATGACGCAGGTGAGAGTTATACATCTCGATATACAAACGAGACTATAGCTTTAGCATTTGCGATTACTGAAGAAGCAATGGAAGATAACCTTTATGATACTTTTGCAAAGTTAAGAGCAAAAGGATTAGCAAGAGCTATGGCTAATACTAAGCAAGTAAAGGCTGCAGAATTATACAACCAAGGTTTTGCTACAGCACAAGGAGATGGAGTAAGTTTATTTAATGCTGCACATCCAACTGTTGGAGATGGCAACCAGAGTAATACAAGTACAGCAGCAGCGATTGCTGAAGGTACTTTAGAATCTGCTGTCATAGCAATACAAAAGTTTAAAGATGACAGAGGTATCTTAATTGGTTCTTCTGCTGTATCTATACACGTACCAGTAGACTTAATGTTTACTACTGATGTATTATTAAATACACCAGGTATTGTGGGTAGTGCAGACAATGACTTAAACTCTGTAAAGAATTTAGGAGTTTTCCCAAGTGGATACTTTACTAATAGAAGATTTACAGATGCTAATGCATGGTTTATAAAAACTGATGTTCCTAATGGTTCAAAGATGTTCAACAGAACACCTTTACAAACTAAGATGGAGCCTGATTTTGATACTGGCAACTTACGATTTAAGGCAAGAGAAAGATATTCTTTTGGTGTGTCTGATTGGAGAAGTTGGTTTGGTAATCAAGGTGCTTAACCATTAATAATTAGGGAGGGTATTAATTTACCCTTCCTATTTTAAGGAAATAACATGGCTACAAATATAAGAACAGTTAATAAAAGAGGTGGAGATGGAGTTATCATTGGCACCACAGGAAGAACTAGAATATTAGGAGTTCATTCCTATTCTACTGTAGCAGGAGTAATTGCTATTGGAGATAAAACAGGAGCAGTAATAACTTATGAAGTTCCTGCAAGTGCAGAATCAGATATGTACTTTGGAGAAATGGGTGTACTTTGTAGTGCAACAGTTACTATTTCTACACCAGATGCAGGTAGTGTAACTTTAATAACAGGATAACTAAATGCCATCCTATTCTTTTTTAAAGACTGATATAATAAATACAATAGAAAATGATTCAACAGAGTTTGAAAATCAAATACCTTTTCTAATAGAAAAAGCTGAAGGTAGATTAATTAAAGAACTGGATGACCCAGGTCTAGATAATTATTCTACTTTTTCATTTACAGCTTCTGACCCAGTAGTTAGTTTACCTGCTGATGCTTTAGTAGTACGTAATGTAAACTATACAACAAGTGTTTCAACAGCAGCAATTCCTGCTAATTCAAAAGTAAATTTATTACAAAGAACCTATGAGTATGCAATAGATTATTTTCCTTATGCTAGTGCATCAACAGGAACACCTAGATATTATTCAAGAAAAACAAATACACAAATTTATATTGTACCAACACCTGCATCTGCAGTATCAGGTGAAATACAATACACACGTAGACCTTTAGCATTAGCTAGTGCTACAGGCACAAGTGCAACAACTTCTAATTACTTTAGTGAGTTTTGTTACAATGCATTATTTTCTGCTTGTATGGTAGAAGCAAATTATTTTATAAAAGATTTTCAAACACTAGCAAACTGGGAAGGTCAATATAAAAATTCTATAGATGGTTTACGTAATCAAGCTAGAAGAATGAGACAAGACGATATGGAAGTTGCAGCTAGTCCTGCAGGTGGTCCTAACCCAGTTTTAAAAGGAGCTAACTAATGACTATTAGTAGAGTTAATGCAGCACAACAAATAATAAAAGTTAATAACAAAAAGAAAAAGAAAACTAAAAAAGGGAGAAAAAAATGCAAATAAAAACATCAACATTAATAACAGGAGCTAATGCAAGAGTTATTAATAATTCTACTGGTCATGATACAAGTGCTAAACCTACTGGTCAAGGCTATGGTGCAGCAAGAAAAGGACCTGGAGTAAGAGGACCTATAGAAGCTCAAGTTAAAGAAGAGCTTAAAGAATATAAAACTATAGGAGAAAAATAATGGCAGCTTTTGGAAAAGTAGGAAGTAAAATAGCTGATGCTTTATTTGATGCTTTAAGTGATAAATTAACAAATAAAGCAGCAACAGCAGAAAGTAAAAGAGCTGCTCAAAGATTAATAGAAGGAAAAAAATTAAATCAAAAATCTCTTAAAGCTGCTAATTCATTACCTACTAAAGCAGGTAAAGGTGTTACTGAAGCACAGGCAAAAAATAATAAAAAAATTCAAGCTATGGTTCAACAATCAAATGTTGAAAGTGCTAAAGAAACAGGTAGAAGAGAAATAGATGTAGACCCTGATACTGGTAGACCTACTTCAAAACATATAGCTCCTTGGGACCAAGGTAGTAAAGGGTTTAAAAAAATTAGTAAAAAAAGAAAAAGACAATTAATATCTATGGGTTTTGCTAGAGTTGATAAAAATGGTAAATTACGTTCAACAAAAAAATGGGCAGACTCTTCAGATAGTGTAAGAGATTCTTTAAATATAAGAGGAGATTCTTATAGTGATGCACAAATGAGAGCTTTAACTAATAAAGGTGGTTTTCAAATGAAAAAAGGTGGTGGTTTAATAGACCCTCCTAATATAGGAGCATCAAGATTACCTAAACCTGTTAGAAATAAAATGGGTTTTAAAAAAAATGGTGGTAAAATAGTTAAAAGAAAAAATGGTGGTTTTATAGGTGGAGGAGTTGCACTTAGAGGTTTTGGAGCTACAAGAAAAAAATAATGCCTAAAAAAAAGAAAAAAATAAAAGGTACAGGTATGAAGGGTATGACTATTGGTAAAGGTGATAAAAGACCTACCAAGTCAGGTGCAGGATTAAGTGCTAAAGGTGTAGCTAAGTATAGAAGAAATAATCCTGGTAGTAAATTAAAAACTGCTGTAACAGAAAAAAAGCCTACAGGTAGTAGAGCTAAAAGAAGAAAGAGTTATTGTGCTAGGTCTGCAGGTCAAATGAAGAAGTTTCCTAAAGCAGCTAAAAATCCTAACTCAAGATTAAGACAAGCTAGAAAAAGATGGAGGTGCTAACTGTCATATTTAATAAGTAATATTCCCCACTTTAAATGTTGGGTACGTAAAGAATTTACACACAATCATTTAAAATATCATGGTGAATTTTTACATGGAATAGCATTTGCAGTTAATACAATACCAGATAGATGTTTATCTTTTCAAGTAATGTTTACTGGTATAGAAGAAGAAGATAATATACATGGTGGTGCAATGTGGGCAAGGATGCCAATCACAGCATTAGTAGCAGATGAAATACTAGATGAAATACCAGAAAGAATGGATACTCATTTAGCACAACCTTGGGATTGCTCATCAAGAACACATACTGTAGTGAAGCTTGATTTATTAACAGCAAGTCCTTGGTATTGTAAAATAGATAATGAATTTTATAAAGGTAAGTATATGTTTACAGTTGATTTTACAGATAGTGATATAAGTGATTGTCCTGCACAACATAAACAAAACCATGTAATACAATTAATTGATGCAGGTAAATGGACAGGTAATATAATAGCATTACCTAATAATAGAGTTAGAGCAACAAGTCCTGCTTTATGGGTAACAGGTGAAGGTGCACCAGACTTTAGACCAAGCCAACATACTCATGCAGCAGAAATACACGATAGTTATACAGACCCAGAAATAACTTTTAATAATTTATACAAGGAGACTAAAAATGGCAGGAGCAAAAACTAAATACATGGCTAAAGGTGGAGCAATGAAAACTAAGTACATGGCTAAAGGTGGAGCTATGAGTACTAAGTATGCTTCTAAAGGTAGTGGAAAAGTTACATTATCAGGTATGACTGCAAGAAGAAATGCAATGCGAGGAAAGTAATGGCAAAGCTTTGTCCAAAAGGTAAAGCAGCAGCAAAAAAAAAGTTTGATGTATATCCATCAGCATATGCTAATATGTATGCATCAGCAGTATGTTCTGGTAAAGTAAAACCAGGAGGTAAAAAGAAAAAGAAAACTATTAAGAAAAAAACTGGTGGTGGTTTACGTAAATGGGTAGGAGAAAAATGGGTTGATATAGGAGCACCAAAGAAGAATGGGAAGTATCAACCATGTGGTAGAAAATCTACTACTAAAAGTAAAAGAAAATATCCTAAGTGTGTACCATTAGCAAAAGCACAACGTATGTCAAAGTCACAAAAAACATCAGCAGTAAAAAGAAAGAGAGCAAAAAAACAAGGAGTAGGTGGTAAACCTACAATGGTTAAAACATTTAAGAAAAAATAATTCGTTTGACTCGTAAGAGTTGGAAGTAAGTATTAACTGAAGAAACGCACTAACTTTAATTAGGAGGTGTGTTATGGATAGACAAACATTATATATTATTAAAAAACAACAAATGGAAAAATGGTTAAAAGAAAAAGAAAAGCAGCTAAAGAACAATTAAAGGAAAAACATAAAAAGTATGGATAATTAATGTCAGCATATCGTTCAATATCACAAGTAGGAAAAACAGAGCCTTTTGAATTACAGGTTGCTCGTGGTCTAATACTAGAACATAAGTCTGAATTTAAATTTGGTTTTAATTCTGATGTAGATGATGCTTTAGAGACAGTATGGGCACAAGGTGGTTTATATTCTTATTTAAGTACAGGAACTACCTTATATATTTCTAGTTCTAGTACAGCAGATGATGCAGCAGGTACAGGAGCAAGAAGTGCAACAGTAAGTGGATTAGATGCAAATTATAATGAAGTATCTGTTACTGTAGATTTAGATGGACAAAATGGAGTTCAATTAGGTTCAACATCTTGGTTAAGA